TCAATTATGGTCACAAATGAAGGTTTTTCAAACACTGATTGTCCTTTTCCGAAAAATGGACATTTATAAATGTCCAAAAACGGTTTTCCCAAAAAAGTCTTGAGAAAAAAATCAGAGAAGTTTATATAATAAATTGCCAAACCCATTTAAAGAAAAATACATTAAAGTTTGTATGACTGAACCAAAAGGGACTATTTATGACGTCGATGGTAAACGCTATCGTGTCGGTGAGCGCGTAACATCAAAAAAAATGGAGAACAAAAAGGAAAAACAAGAGAAGGAAACACAAGAGAAGGAAAAACAAGAGAAGGAAAAACAAGAGAAAGAGAAACAAGAGAAAGAGAAACAAGAGAAAGAGAAACAAGAGAAAGAGAAACAAGAGAAATAAATCAAGGTTTGTATGGAAACAATTTCAATTCATTCGTGTTGTATATAGAAAAATTCGGGTCGGGGCATCCGGCTCCCAAATTCGCACCACCTGTCTGTTTTTTGTCGAATGCAAGATTCGAGTTGAAATCTGGGTCGTTTAATTTGTCTATATCACCTCCTCGTTTCTTGTATCCTCCTCTTTTACACCTCTTTCGTGTCTTGCGGTTTCGTCGAAAGGTTCGTCTTCGAGTTGATTTACGCTTCATATACATTAGGGGAATATTATTTCAAATTGGCGTTGAAATGATAGAATCATCATATTTGAATATGAATCAAATTTGTGTGACCACCGAAGGTTTAAAACCCTCCGGGAAACTTGACAAGCCCAGCTCCAATGCCGAATCCGGCTCCGGTCCTAGCAGAAACTCCCATAGTAGGCACATACGTATCTAGGATACTGAAAGTGGCGGCGGCGGTAAGAGCGATCAGAACGATTTCCTCAATGTTCAAGGAACGTTTAGGAATAGCATAGGCGGCGATGGCGACCATCAACCCTTCGACGAGATATTTTATGATCCTCCTGACAAGTTCGGCTACGTTTATTAAACTGTTCATTATAATAATTCAAAAGAAAAAAATATATATTGCGATAAAAAACTTAAATAATAATAGCTAAACTAATTAAAATGAGTCATTCTAAAGAAAAGTCAACCAAAAAAGGCGGGTTCGAGAGAAAATTCGTAAATGGTAAACCAAACCCCAAATATGTAGATTTATTAGAAGAGGATAAATCAATTGCTGGTCAAAAGTTCGTATGTGTTTCTTTTGTTTCGCCTGAAAAAATTCTAAAAGAGAAGGAAATCTTTTACTTCGAACAATTCCTAAAGAAGTGGGATTTCAATAAATCAATGGAAAAGTTTGTGCAATTCTTGAATTTCGTATCATTTAAATACAATGTTTCATTTGACGATGTCTCCGGAGATTTCAAGGATTTTGTCAAAGAGGAGAAGGAGAATTTAACAAAAACAAGCATGGCGGACGATTACAAGACCTACATTGACAACAACGAAGAGGAGCTAGAAAAGATGTTTGGTCTGGCGCACAACTTTCAAACTTGCACGAGGGGGTTGAAGGTTCGGGGGTCTTACCCGACGATGGAGGAAGCTGAGTTGAGATGCAAGATGTTGAGAGAAATAGACCCGAACCACGACGTGTTTGTCGGCCCAATTGGAATGTGGATGCCATGGGATCCAGAGGCCTACAAAACTGGGCGAGTAGAGTATATGGAGGATGAACTAAATCAGTTGATGCAAGAGAAGACAAAGAATGAGACAAACGCAAAGAGCGCATTCGAACAGAGGGTCAAGGAGAGCAAGCAAAACGCAATTGAGGAAAACATCAAGAACGCAGAAAAGTCGGGGAATACGTTGACACAGTCTATAGACGAACAGGGAAATTTGATCGGTGTGAACAACATCAACACTCAGTCTACAAAAGACAAGGACACTATTTCTGCAGCGGATATTCGAATGGAGTTGTTCGAAGGTAAAAATATTGTTGTAGGTAAAACTGACAATGGTAAGAGTGAACTGATTAGTGGACCGTTTGCTCCAACGAAATAAGGATTTCAATATTAGATAAACCGAATTATAAATATAAAGGTTTTGTTTATTTTATCTATATGTCTCACAATATAGATAAAATTTATTACATTAATTTGAATAAACGGACAGATCGAAGAAAACAAATTGAAAAGGAATTGGATTCGTTCGGCCTCAAATACGAGAGATTCGATGCGATTGAAACATCCGGGTTTGGTATTTATGGTTGCGGTTTGTCTCATTTGAGTGTAATCAAAAATGCAAAGTTGAACAATTATGCAAATGTCCTTATATTGGAGGATGATTTTACATTCTTGGTTTCGAAAGAAGAATTCGAACAAAAGTTGTCATCGTTTTTTGAACTGAAACTAGATTATGATGTCTTGATGATGTCCTACAATTTAATTCAAAAAGAAGAAACAAACAATCGTTTATTGACAAAGGTATTGGAGGCGCAAACGGCATCTGGATACATCATTGACAAACGATACTATGACGCGATGATCGAATTGTATGAATGGGCAATGCCGTTATTAAACGAAACAAAACAACATTGGATTTATAGCAATGATCAAGTGTGGAAAGGATTACAAGCAAAGGACGAATGGTATTGTTTCACAGAGAGGATTGGAAAACAAATGGCAGGATACAGTGACAATGCGCAACAGTTTTTTGATTATAGTATGTAATACTTCAAATCACGACTCAACCGAATAAAAATATCCGTCGATAACACTTTTGTTTTTGATACTTCTGCTCATTTTTGATGCACACATGTTTTCATTTGTCGCTGCTTTTACAATGGTGTCCCATGAATTGATAACTTGATTCGTGATCACACACACTTTGTTCACTCGCTTGCCCGTAGATGACGTGATCTTATGTTGATATTCATCATCCTCTTTCAATGACAAACCGTAATACCCTTCGTTGCTCGCATTGGTAATCCAAACAGTCCCCTTTTGGACGTATTGCGACGAATTCAAATACTCTTTTATTTCTCTCATGTCGTCATCTTTCACATCCTTGTTCAACTTCTTCTTCCATCGTTGATACTCACTTATCAGCGTTGAATTGAGTATCTTTCCCGTCGGCGAAAAACGACAAACATTGAAAATAAATGTTTCCACGTCACATGATAATGTTGTCCTTTTGTATTCGATCGGTGTTAATTTGACACCCGAATATCCGTGAACGATTTGATTCTTGTCTTGTTTTTGCAGTCGCTTCGGTCGAAATCGTGTATCTAGATATTCCTTGAATAAATGGAATGTCTCCTTGGATGGCTTCATTCTGTTCCAAATCCTAAATTGTCCTTCCATGTTTGTAGATGATTCTTCCACATCATTGCGAACGATACAACATTCATTGATGAATTCGGCGAACCGTTTACTTTGATCGTCTTCAACAACAGGTTCTGTTACTTGATCCTGTTTAGCAATGACAAGTTGTTTTGTCAGATCTTCGATTTTCAATTTCATCTCTTCTTCAAGTAAAACGAGCTTTAGATTGGCAGATGTCAATTCGTCGATTTTCATTCGTGTCATTACTGCTTCAGACTCAAGTTCATCGTTGTGCTTCAACAATACATTGAAATTATCAATACTGTATTGTTTGCTTTTGATCACCTCCTTGATGTAATAAGACAAATTATTTATTGTGAATGTCGTCTCATCATAAGCAATGATTTCCTTGTATACCTTATCTTTTACGGTGATTTGGCGAAGTTGTTTCTTGATTTTCGGGTGACTTTTGATTAAATTCTCGATTTCGATTTTATTTTGCACTTTGAAGGCTGTCACCAATACGAAGTTGTCGAACTTCCCGCGATGATTGTAGACCCTCGATTGAAGATCGTTGGTCTGTCCAAATTTGATATGTTTCTCTCCTTGTCCAGGGTTATCAATTGTTCCAAAATACACACATTCAGTGTTCTTGGGGAATTGATTGATGGTTGCTTGTTCGACATCCTTTTTTATTTGTTGTTTTTCTTGTTCGGCGGTTTTTTGGATTCCCATGATAATGTTGTCCTTTTGTTCGAGTTGTAACTTGAGCTCGTCGCTTTCTTCTTGAACAACTTTGTGAATAATTTCTTCCATTTTCAAATAATAATCGTGAATTTCATCCGCCTTCTTTGTTCCGGCTTTCAAGCACAACGATTTGAAGGTCTTGATATTTAACATGATTATTTCTTTGTTATGACCACCCCGACCCTTTTTTGCTCCTGAAGCTTCATGGGCAACTGTTTGATTAAACTGCGGGTTAAGCAAGTTTGTATTTGTTTGCTCCCCCGCAAAGGGGAGCAAAACTTTATAGTCCTTATCAATAACAAAATTTTGTTCTAATATTCGTTTTGCGCCGTATTTTTGATTAACCTGCAGGTTAAGCAAGTTTGTATTTGTTTGCTCCGCCGACGGGCGGAGCAAAACTTTATAGTCCTTATCAATAACAAAATTTTTCTCTAATACTCTTTTTGCAGCTTCTTTTTGATTAAAAGCCAACCATTTCCATACATGATCCAAATCAACGACAAAATCATTTTTCTGGTCACAATTCAAATAACAATAAAAGCTTGAAACAAATAATTGTTGTTCGAACTTTGTGAACCCCTCTTTAATTTTTGTCAACAATTTGCCATTATATGTGCTCGATAACTTGGTTATTGGATTATTCTCAATGAGTTCAACAATGTTTAATGATGAATCCATTATAATAGAAGGATGTCTTTATATTGTATTTTATTGTTTTTGCTTTTATAACCAAAACCAATCTACCCAAAATATTGCTTTACCCAAATGTAGAGTAAGACAAAATTTTGGTTAAACTTTTCCAAATAGTTTATGATTACCATTTTGTAGCCTTTTTCACGCTAATTTTCGGCCCAGAACCTCTCTTTTTCACGTTCCCAGGATCATATTTCTCATCTTCGTCATCGGAGTTGTATCCCTTCGACAATTCCCAGAACTCTTTAGAGCCTAATTTGAAGTCATTGTGGTTGTCAGCCTTATACCAAAACACCTGATCTTGTAATTTGTTCGATTTCGAGTTGTTATTTATCACTAGGCATTCATAATTCTCGGTGCATTGGTCCATGACCTGACAAAAGGACTCAAATGTGGGAAACATTCCGGCATAATTGTCGTAGATGCGTTTTCGATTTGCTATGTAGGGCTCTCTTAGAATAAAAACGTAATCAATATTAGTCCTTAATACAGGTGGGACTCCTAACGGATATTGCATAGTTATGATTAGCATGATCTTCCAATGACGTCCATTCATGAAGAGCAATCTCATCATTTTGTCTCTCGCCCACGAATCGTCATACAGGCAATCATCCAAAATAACAAATGCACGAGGATCAATGGTGCTTCGTTTGTAGGTATCGATCTCCTTCTTGATTTGTTTCAAGACTGTTTTTTGTCTCTTTAAGATGTTTTCTATGATTGCGGTATTGTATTCATTGTGAATAAACAATTTCGGCACCATTTTGCCGTAAAAACCATTGCCTTCTTCGGTCCCCGATATGACTGTGCCAATTGGTATTTCTTGGTGATAATAAAGCAGGTCCCGAACTAGGAAACTCTTACCCGTGTCACGTCTTCCAATCAGGACGACGACTGGACCTTTCGATTCATTGGGCTTGAAACTGATGTTTTTCATGTCAAATTTTTTTAATTCAAGAGACGCCATTGATAACATGAATGAACATTATAAACGGTTCAATAATCCGCATTCTAGTTTATGAAACATAAGTTAAAAACGCAGAGAATTTATATTTTTAAAGGCTAATGGCGAATGTTGTGAATTACCAAAAAAGAAGAAATGTCGAGCTTTTCAAAAGTTTAGAAGATCCAGACTCTTTATATCTTTCTAAAATGCAAAATTACATACCGATCTACAATCGATTTTTTTCATTGAATGAAACAAACTTCAATCATGTGAACTTGAATCATAAATGGTATCTTTTAAATGTTAAAAACAAAGGTTCAACATGCCGTGTAAAGAACATACACAATCAAAAAATCAAAGATGTAGATATATTTTTCAAAATGGCACCGTTGCTTGACCCATACAAATATTTGATTGGGAAATACAACGTGAACGACCCGAACTTGTTCAGTTTACCGGACATTGCATCAAAAGAAACGAACCCAAAATACACAGACGTTAACAATTCGGCATACGTAGATGGTCTCTTTTTATTTCTTACTAATTTTCTCATTCACGACCACAAATTTTTAAATGGCGTCGATTACTACGGTTCGTTTCTAGCGCACAAAAACGATTTCAAATTAAATATTTTCGACGATATAGACTACTTGAATGACTCTGAATTCTTCAAAAAGAACATAAATGTGCTGTATAAAGTCGATGATTATGAGCACTTGTTTGAAGAGACAAAGAAGCTGAAGCCAATTCAAATACAATACAACTCAAGCGCTAAATCATGCATTTCGTTCAATTCGTTAAACGACGATGCGTTTGAAAATGTGTTTGAAGAAGACAATATAACAAATGTTGACGCTATTGCTGTGGTTGACATAAACGATTTTTCTTATGCGAGTGATAACAATATCACGACTTTAAGAAGTAATTCAACTTGCTCGTCAACATCGTCTCATACAAACGACGACGATAGCGATTGCGACATTGAAGACGGTTCTGGGTCGAGATCGTCATGTAACGATGATACGGAATGGTCTTCGACAGAAGACGATGAAGGGTCGTTGATCGATGAAGTCATAGAGGCGACAATCCCCAAGTTTCCGGTTCAGGTCATTTGTATGGAGAGTTGCGAAAATACATTTGATGATCTTATTCTGTCAAATGATTTAAGCACAGATGAGTGGTTTTCTGTCTTGATGCAAATAATAATGATTTTGATTACGTATCAAAAAACGTTTTCGTTCACACACAATGATCTTCATACCAATAATGTTATGTATAATTCGACTGATAAAAAACACATCTATTATTTGTATAAAAAGAAATATTACAAGGTGCCGACATTTGGAAGGATATTCAAAATAATTGACTTTGGTAGAAGCATCTATAAGGTGAATGGTAAGGTGTTTTGCAGTGACAGTTTTAAATTGGGGGGAGATGCAGCAACACAATACAACACAGAGCCGTATTTCAACGACCAAAAACCCAGGTTGGAACCCAACTTCAGTTTTGATTTGTGTAGGCTGGCATGTTCTATATTCGATTACGTTATAGATGATGTAAAAAAAACAAAACATGACGATCCTGTAAAGCGATTGATTTACGAATGGTGTCTCGACGACAAAGGAGGAAATCTTTTGTATAAGAACAATGGAACCGAGAGATATCCAGAATTTAAACTTTATAAAAT